GCTTACCTCCCTCTACCTTATTAAAAAACAAGGAGGGTTCCCTCATTGCTTGGCCGAGATACTCTGCAAGCATCACCATAGACTTCCCGTGGCTGCGAAACCAACCCATGAACCTCAAAAAGCGAATGTCCTTCTTAAAACCCATGCTGGCAATCCCTTCCATAAGTTGTCGCCAATCCTTCTTGCACACCCACACCGCAAAGCATAAATCCCCGAACTGCGGTTGCCTTTCCCCGGTCACAAATGGACTGCCATAGCGGGACAGCACCATCATGTGACCAAGGGACAAGGGTTTCAACCGCTGCCCAAGGACTCGCGCTTGGGGAGGTATGACTGCCTTTAGATAATCATTTTCAAGCGACACACCGGTTAATGCGCGAATCCTTGCATTGCTGTTGGAGTGCCTCCGCCATCGGCATCCGTATTGTAACGGCTGCAAGGTAGCGTCATCCTCAGGAGGTCGGTATTGCTCATAGCTATTCCGCCGCCCCCTATGTAGTTCCAACCTCCCACAAGAATTGCAGGCAAGGTGTCGTAGTCCGGTGAACCATCATCATTTTGCGCGATGGTCACGATTGCTCCGGGCACGGGAAGCTCAACCGCTGCCGCTGCTATAACCTCCGTTGAGCCGTAGAAGATGATTTCAAAGTTTGCCGTGCGCCTGAAATTGTACAGATTGTACCCAAACACATTGCCCCTTTCATCCCGTGCTTCCGCTGTGTCTACCTCGTCGGTCACGTTGCAACTCTGCATGTAATTCTCGCCAATCAGAACGGTTCCGTATGCTGCGGTTCCGTCCACTCCGTAAACGGTTGCCGAGCCTACCATTGTTGTATTTGCCATATTATTTAGTGTTTAATTTATATTTACGTTTAGTTTGCTCCTTACGAAGCCGCTTACCTTGTACCTGACCAAACTGCCTGCCGGTTCTTCTGCTCCCATCCGCACAATGCTGGACGATCTGGAGCTATTTGTTCCGCCTACTGTTGAGTTTGGAATCTGATAGTTGTCTAGCAGGACGAACACCGATTCAGCAATAGCTTCAGCGGTGTAATAGGTTCCTGTTATTGGTCTGTTTACTGCGGGGTTTTCAATCGCGTCCACCTCCCAGTTAAAATCTACAACTGTCTTTTCAAGCACCCTAATCATGCTGATTGGTCGCAGCACAATTGCCATTGCCCTCACCCTGTTCAGCATTTCCTCCATCTTGGACTGTACATCATCATCCTCCAAAACTAACCCGGAAGAATATGCGACGGTTGCCGCTTCGTTGTCCGCAACTGAGTCACTCAGCCCCCCTGTTCCTGTTAGGGTTGTGGCATCTTTTAATGCAGCGGAAGTTAGCGTAAAGGTTGAGCTTCCAGAAAAGGTAAGAACTGTGCCGTTATCTATATCAGCAGGCAGCGCATCTATGGTTAACGATGTTGCCCCTCCCGAATACCCTCCCCCATTATTTATCACGGCAGCAACAAAAGGGGACTGCCCTGACAGCCTAGTGTGCAATGCACCTTGAATGTCTGTCAGGTAAACCGCCATCAGAGTTCCGTGTAACGATCCTGCGCGACTCCATCCACAATCTCCTTGCCTGTTGAAATTGCTAGTTGCTGGTCATATCCATAACCACCCTTGTCATCGTAATACGCATCCGTTGACTCTGTGGTGGGCTTTGGAATGCCAAAGCGGCAGTCAGCAACCTTGTCCATGAATGCCATTGCGCTGTTGTAGGCGGCTATCCTTACCTCCGAAACATCGGTAACTGCACCCCCTACTCGTTTCATCAACTCAACAATAATAATGTCGAGCGTTGGCGAGTGAAGCACCGACGGCAGGGTGTTAGCTACAGAGTCGATGCCGTTACGAGGGCATCCCTTAATGTAACCCCGCACAAGGTCAATAACATCAGACACAACAGCAGTCAGAACACCCCCAGCAGTTTGACCAGAAGCCAACCCGATTGAGTTGTATTTAGCCAACTCCGTATCGGTCATACGGGTCTGGACATCTGCCTCCACTATCGCTACCCAAGCCATTTAGCTGTTTGCCTTCTCAGCCTTTTTGACCCCGATGCGTAGGAATATTGCGAGTGCCGATGTTACCAGCAATTGCAACATCTCGCCCAACTCAATGTCGCCAGTAAAATAAGCACCGACTGATCCAACTATGGCAACAATTGCCGTCCAGACTGTTTTTGATTTAAGCATGATAAAATTTTACGGTTTGTGTTCTGTCTTATCCACCGATCCCAGTTTCAACTCAACCTTGGCTTTATCTTTCCCCAGCGAAAGGGTGAGGGTGGGGAAAGGCAAATCCAGAGCTAGATAAGGTATTTTGATATTTAATCCGTCCGGTGAAACCCCGGCATCCGGCAACACTCCAGCTTTGGCACCAACGCATAGCGAAGGAATTGGCCATGTAATCGTCTGTCCAAACAGGGTAATACTTGGCTTGGGCTTTAATGCCGCACCAAACAGATCACCAGCGTTGGCGGTTGCCGCCGTTAGCAGCAATGCCCCAATGATTAGATATTTCAGCTTCTTCATTTCTTCTTTCTATACAGATCTATGCACTTTTTTGTGACATAGAGAAAACTCACCAAACTAATTCCAACCTTCAAAAGTAAATCCATCTCCACTAACCAGTTCCCCAACCCCGTCACGCTTGCAAAGCAAACCTTTACATCGTCTAGCCAATTCATTTCGGAGTTCCTTCATACTCAATGTCCAGAAATGGTGTATCAATTTGCAGATTCCCAGACAAACTTTTACACCCAACCAGCATACTAATCCCCGCGATCATCAGAACTTTTACCGATGCGCTTCTTGGGAATGCCCATACACTTGTAGAGGGACGCGACTTCAACCCGTAACATTGCGATCTCTTTCGCCAACTTGTTTGTCTCCCTGTCGTGTCCATTCAGTTTGTCAATCAGTTTGACAATTATCGTATAAAGCTCCTTGATCTCGCCCGATAGATTGCGGAGGACATAGAAAACGATCTTGTAACCAAACACCCCCGCTGCCGCTGCCGCGACAACTGGAAAACCCAGAGTCTGGATTAGATTGGCGGTGTCGGTTCCCACTCATCGCCTCTTTATTCTGCTGGTGCTTCCGGTTCCGCCGCCACAACCGTATCGTCACGCTCAAGCCCAAGCTGGGCGAGTGCGAGGTTGCCGATGTATTCTGGATCGGTTTCTCCCGGTGTCTTGCCCCAGTTCGTCCAAGCCGCGCCGGATACGGACAACAGCGTGCTGAGAATTGGCGTGTTGCCCCAAACATCGTTGCCTTCGCCATCCGTATATTTGCCCCATCCAACTACGCTGAATTGCATCGAAAATTCTGCCGCGCTGTTTAGCGAGATTGAGATTTTCGACACGTTAAGTTTCGCCGTGGGTTTAGTTGGTATAGTTATCATTCTGATTCCTCCGCTGCCGGTGCTGCCGCTGCTTGGGCCGCGACATAAGCTGCCACAACTTCATCCGTCCATACTGCTGACGCAACGGCTTGAACTTTCGCATCCTCGCCCGAAACGTCATCGCCGGGGTTCAGCGTCGAGCGATGCCGCGAGCTACTGATTTCCGTGCCGTCATCCAGAACAACCGTGTCGGACGCAACGCTGATTGTGTTGTCGCCGCGAACGGTTATCCCCGCTATTCGTATTTGTTTTTCTAATGCCATAATAAATTAAGCGTCACTTGTTTTGAATGTGCCAGCATATTGCAATAAACCAACTTGAAGGTCGTCAAGGTTTATAAGCGAACCGTGTTGGTTGATGTATATATAGTTATCGTCGGATGCCGCATAAGACCCAATGTGCATATCCTCCGTGCGTTCAGCGGTTTTAACGCAAGTTGCTTGAGAAATACCAAAATTGTTTAAATAATATTTCCCAGCCATCACTTCTTTTGAGTTGAATGGGACGTTGGTGATACGAAATGATTCGGCGGGAAGGCTTGTGACTACCGTTACATCAATTGTCACGGCAATGTGAACCAAGTCGCCTATGCGTGTGTACAGTCCCGTCGATGTATATGTGAGAGTGCCGCTTGACGGTGCGCTAAGCGCCGGCGTCCAAGTGCCTTCTTCGTAATGGTCGAGCGTGTAACTGCTCGCTGATGAGCCGGTTCCAGATGTTGAAGATTCAAACGCAATCCCCGCCGAGAATGTCGCGAGGCCGGTGTTACGGCTAATATCCAAGGCAACCGCACCGCTGGAACTGGCACTATGCCGACGAATCACTAAATTGTTTGTGGCCGCCCCGTCCATCGTGAAGCTGAATCCATTTACCATAGCCCCATCAGTAAGGGCCTCGACTAGTTCCAGTTTAGATGTGTGGTTCCCCGCGCTGCCTTGACCAATCCTCAACGTGCTTGCCGTGGCAGCGGTGTCGCCCACGGTTACGAGGCCCGTGCTGTCGATGGTTAGCGCGGTTGCTAGTGTTTCATTGTTGGCAGAAGTCTTAAACAGCAAGTTCGTGCTGGAATTGCTGTCGCTGCTGCTCGACTTAACGGCTTCGATGCTTGCACCGACTTGGGATGTTTCGAGGTTGTATGGAATTTCAAACTTTAATCCAATTCCGTCACCAGCAAGCATATCCGCACCAGCCGCCTCCGTCCCTCTAATGATTGCACCGTAAACAGTTCCCACACCTCCAGCCACGGTGCTGTTCACATCCAAAGCTGCTTCCGGCGAACTCGTACCCACGCCCACATTCCCACTCACCAACAAATCCCCATCAGCCGGTGTCGCCGCACTCGTTCCTATGCGAGCCGACTTGCTGTTCAACTGCTCAATCGGCGTGACTTGCTCAATTCCGGTTGGGTTCGTCCCGTCATTGGACGCAGTTCCGTCTGCCGCACCAGCGCGGTCTTGAATCTTAAACGACCTTGCCGGGTTGGCGAAAGCTAGGTCGTAGTCAGCCACGCAGCCGATTTGCTCAACTTTAACGGAATCAATGTAGGTGGATTCAGTTCCAGTTGAAGTTATCGCTTGGACGTAGATGCTGAATAGTGCTGTTGTTGCCGTGAATGTTTCATTAAATGAAGCCCACGAGGTTGATGTGTAACTGGTTATATCGTAGTCGGTACTGACTGACGTTGAACCTATCCCAACTCTTATTGAAGTTGCGGTTCCGTTTTTTACTTGATACGAAACGCGATATTTTACTCCAATGACTGCGGTAAAGTTCTGATACAAATATGGGTTGTTGTCTGTTCCATTTCGGTCAATTCGTAAAGCCGGTTCAGCACCCGAACCACCTCCCGAATCTATCGTGAACGTACCCGCGCCACCTAGCGTCCAACTGTTTGGCACGGTCGCACCCGTTGCCCCCGTCCAAGCGGTTCCGTTTAGGAGTTTAGAAGTCTGACTCCCATACTGGTCGGCAAACGGCACGGTCGCGTTCTCGTATGAAGCCGTGACCTCCGCTTGGGAAAGCGATTTATTCCACGTTCTGAATCTGTAAAAAGTTCCGATAACGCCATATGTGGAAGTGCTTCCAAAGCGCGAAACTGTGGAGTTCAAAGCACCTATGTTAATTGCAGACT